TCGGCCAAGACATTTCCAAGGAAGAGCAGAGGAGTGATTGGTCGGGCGATCTGCGCGTGGAACAGATCGAATATGCGGCTAAGGATGTGGTGGTGTTGACCCAGCTGTGGGAGCCGATCACGAAGCGGATGGCGACTGGTGCGTTGATGCCCGCGTGGGAGCTTGAGTGCAAGGCGCTTCCGGCAATGGCACAACTTTGGCGTACTGGGCTGCCATTCGATAAGAAGATGCTGGAGCAGTTAATTGAAGACTTAGACATAGAAAACGTCGAGGTTGGTGAGAAATTTATTGAGGACTTTGATGCGGCGCTTCCGCCAGAACACAAGCTGCGTCGCGGGTTAGACGGGAAGTTGTTGTACCAGACCAAGCCTGGTCCGAAAGGTAAGAAGCCGGATCCGAATGTTTTTAACCTCAATAGTCCGGCGCAGCTGCTCAAAAAGTTCACTGCTTTGCTTGGTGAGCCGCCGATGGATATGAAGAACGGGAAGCCGAGTGCCAGTCGTTCTGCGCTCCAGGAATATGTAGGTGATCACAAGGTTGTGGCGGACTATTTGCGGTGGAAAAAAGTAGAGAAGAGGCGGCAGATGGCCGAGACTTTGTTGAAGAATTTGAACGCAGACGGATTTATTAGGGCTAGTTATTTGCAGCTTGGAGCTGACACTGGGCGTATGAGTTGTATTTCGCCCAACTGCCAGCAGATACCTAGAGATCCTCGCTTCCGACTTTGTGTGCAAGCACCAAAAGGGTGGAAGATGGTTGTCGCCGACTACGCCCAGATGGAGCTTAGGCTTGCCGCCGCAGAAGCCAAGGATTCCTTAATGATCCAGGCGTTCCAGGAGGGGCAGGACCTTCATACGCTGACTGCGATGCAGCTTTATGGGGTAGCTGAGCATGAAGTTACGAAAGAACAACGCCAAGTGGCGAAATCAGCGGCGTTCGGGCTTTTGTATGGTAGTGGCGCGAAAGGGCTTAGAAACTATGCCGCAGCAACAGGGCTCCAAATGGATATTGATGAAGCTGCAGAGGTGCGGCAAAAATTTCACAGCATTTATAAAGGCATCTCCGCATGGCAGCGCAAAAATGCTGCAGCGGCTGATGCGGCTTCATCAAATCCTGCGATCTACACACGTGTTTCGGGGTTCAGGCGGTTTTTACCGGGCGAGAACAATAAACTTACAACAAGATGTAATACCCCAATCCAATCGGCGGGTGCCGCAGTTTTGAAGCTTACATTAGGTAAACTGTGGTCGTTACTTAAAGCAGATGGTGAGGATGTTGTTCGCCTAGCCGGAGTAATTCATGATGAAGTAATTTTGTTGGTTAAAGAAGAGCACGCCGAGACTTGGGCTACACAACTTAAGTCAGTGATGGAAGAAGCTGAATCTCGGTGGTTGGACGATATTCCTGCCTTAGCTGATGCCAACGTCGGCGACACTTGGCACGACGCTAAGTAACGGTATAGTTGTGGGGTTGCGGCGCTCCAACGCCCAACCCCCTGACCACCTGCGCAACCAGGCGATGCCTAAGTCTAAACCCATGCCTCCGCTGGAGGTACTGTTTGCCGAGTTTGACTTCTATCCTGAGCAGGGTTTACTGCTCCACAAGTATTACAAGTGTGGCAGAGCCTTAAAGGGTGCAAGAGCTGGGACAATAAACAAAAAAGGCTACAGGACTATAAGACTTAATACAAACGTGATTTATCAAGAACATAGAGTAATATACTACATGTACCACAAAGAAGATCCAGGTGAGTACATTGTAGACCATATAAATAGAATTAAATCCGATAATCGTATATTTAATTTACGTTTAGCTACTGATAATACAAATCAACACAATCGTAAAGCTAAAGGTTGGCATAAAAAGGGCAATAAATATAAAGCGTGTATAAGGGTTGATAAGCACTTGTATCATCTAGGGACCTTTGATACACCTGAAGAAGCGAGGGCTGCTTATGTAGAAGCTGCAAAGCTTTACCACAAAGACTACGCTTGTTTTGACGAGCACTAAAAGCAAAGTGAGTGATCTGACCGAGTACCGCGTCACCATGTGGCCTCGCCACGGTCCTACGCACAACCTCTACCTTGAAGCTCCCGATGCCTATACGGCACGGGAGTATGCGATGCGGTTGTGCCCGGACCAGAAGGTGATCGGTATTCGGCGGATTGAGGACCTCAGGAAAGACGGGCTGGCATGAGTCGGCCCAAGACTGGTCGGGAACTGGTGCTCGAATGGCTGAATCGGGAAATTCGTGCGGCACGAACGGCGGATTTGCAGCGGGCTGCGGCTTTTTTGGAGTGGGCGCGAGATGTACGGAAGGGATGTGCCAAACAGAGGGGCGGGGCGCGGGTGGCGCAGGCCAATGCGTGGCGGAAGCGCGTGGATGACGACGTGCGGTGGTGAGACTACTGTGACTCAGTATGCTATTGTGTAGCAGACTAGACCGCAGGCCATGCCCCTGAACCACGGAAACAAGTATTACTGCCAGCTGCTGATTGACCCCAACCGTTACAAGCTGGCGGAGAATCTTGCGTCCCAAGAGGACAAGAAGGTTACGGCGTATTTGAGGGAATTGGTTTACGCGGGATTGGCGCTGCGGTCGTCGGAGTACACGAAAGCAAAAGAGGCTGATGAGGCTGCCTGGAAAGATTCGGTCAGGCGGCGAGTTGAGGGGCGGATGCGTTCCAAGGCCGAAGGCAAAGTGTCAGAAACTGACGCATGAGACTCAGTTGTGTTTCGTGATATACCGACAGCTGGAGCCCACAGGCTGTAGGCTTACACAGTAGTCACTTAAAAGCAATGACGCGCTATGTCGTCATGGTCGAGGATCGCTGGGTTACGGCGGTTTACGACTCTGGTAAAGGAATCGGTTTCACCCGATCCAAGGAAGACGCATCCTCGTGGCTCACATACGAGCGAGCTGTCGCTGCGGCGAGAACTGTTGCTCAGTCTTGTAACTGCGATGCTGCTGTGCATTGCGTTGATGAACCCGCCTATCCCCAATCATGGAAGTAGTGCCATTCCAGGAACAGCAGGACCCCGAACTGAGGCTCGGTGAAGGTCGCTCGCGTACCAGCTCAGACAAAGCTCAGCTGTTCGAGCTGAAAATCTGGTTGCCGGGCCAAGGTGCCATGCGAGATCTGGTGCGGGCGGAGTCGCTCCAGCAGGCGATTGAGTTTGCGCAGAATCGGTATCCGAACTGCAAGGTGGAGGTGCCGACGACGGCGGCGAAAAAACCTAAGCTGGCTCGTGCCAAAAATGGGCCGCGTGAAACGGCCCGTAGGCGTCTCAAACTCGTGGAGAAAAGGAATGAGCCAGCAGATCGCTGATTGGGCACGCCAGTCGTGGGGTGAGGTCATCGTCGACCAAAATCGCGCTGACCTCTTGGATAAGCTCTACTTCTGGGATGGGCGGGACAAAAAAGATCACCCACTCCACGCCACCTATACCGGGCTGTATCGCAAGTACACCGCCAACTAGGCGGAATCGCGGTCCATTCCAAACTGATCGGCCAGGTTATCTGCAGCTTCGCGGATAGCCCAGGCCGATTTTGTGCGTTCCAGCTGATGGAGCGTGTTCAGGACAAGGGCGGCTTCGAGGAGGCCGCGATAGTCCTGCTTGTTGAACAAGCCGACTAACCACTGGTCCGTGGCTGCCTTGTGGAAGCTGGACTCGGGGGTGTGTTCGATGGGGCGCATAGCTAGTTCTTGCGGATTCTGAGGAACCAGCCTGTGTCGTTGCCTTCGATGAGCCAGCGAGGCAGCCAGTTCTTTCTGGAGTAGGCAATGCCCGCTCCACCCTTATTGCTGACGTAACCACCGTTTACCAGATCCGCTTCCCCATTCGGATCATTGTGTATGAAGTGAGTCGGGGTATACCCAACAACAACGCTCCAGTGTCCGCTACCGCTGGGATTTGATACCGGCCCCCGATGGAGCCAGCCGCAGGGAACTGGGTGGCCGTTGGCGATTTCAGTCTCTAGGTCTTCGACTGTGCCGTCCATCTCAAAGGTGGCGGTAAGCCCCAGTGCTTTGAGGGCGGCTATTTGTGCTTTTGGATCAGTTGTATCGCCGAAACGAGCGCGTAGCTTGTTGTACTCGTAATCCCCCGAGATCTTGCCGTAGTAGCGGGCCACCATGGCGCAACTGGAACTGAAGCATTGGCGGTATCCCGTTGCTCCATCGTCCGAGCCAAGCTGGTATTCGTAGGGGACTTTCAGTAGTTTTTGATTGGGTGGTACGACAGGTTTAGCTCCCGCGTGTTGCTCCATCAGCTGGATCAACTTGCCTGGGTAGTTGGGGTCTGTTGCGTAGCCTTCCTTATGCAGCCACTTAGCAGCTTCTTCGCGGTTGGCGGCGTTGTTGCAGCCTTTGTAGTTTTTGTAGTCCTTGTACCAGTGATCGACTAAGTAGATAACGCAGGAGAGCAGGTCTGGAAAGTCGATGAAGCTGTCGGTAATCGTGATCCACTGGCCGTTGATAAATTCTTGTGTTTTCTTGTCGCTTCCGTCGCCTTTAAGGCCGAAAAAGTTGTTTCTGCCAGATACTAATTTGCCGTAATTTGATTCGAGTGCCCATTGGGCAGCTACGAGTTCTGGGAATTTTGCGCCAGCAACTCGGGCGGCTTCGAGGATGCCTTCCCAACTGTTGGGGAACTGGGTTTGTTTGCCGGCAACGCTCCAGGTTTTGAACCAGCCTTGGTCGCGGCCCAAAATATGCGGGTTGGCCTTATTGATGGCTTGTTCCAGCTCGGTGATTGCTGCCATTTGGTGCGGCAGCCCTTGCCGGTAATACCGGAAAAGGTCCAAGAGTCGTATGCGGTTAGTCGCCATAACAATTCCTCTTTGGGCCTGAGCGGATACGACGAGGTGGAGTGGTAAGGGCTCGTTCTATAGACCAGCCTAAGCGGTATAATCTTTGCAAAAGTAAAGATTGTGTTATGTTATACATATCAGCCCACTCAGCTATACAACGCGTCTGACTTTGCCACGTAACAAGAGTGTTTGTAGATGTGTTGCGTGCCTGCTGTTTTTGGGTAGCCCACACGCAATTACCCTTCCAGTAATTTCGGTCGTTGTTCACACGCTCTAGTGATCTACCTTCTGGACAATCACCCATATCAGCGTAAAAATTTTCAAACACAAACCACCGAGGATCTACTTCAATACCCCTGCCGCCGTAACGGTCGTAATGAGGACTTGCCGGGTTGTAGCAGCGCTTAAACAACGAGCGCCAAATTCTGTAGCTGCGGGAGTGCTGACCGCGTTTGGCCTGTCCGTGTGTTGTAGCTCTACCCCTTAAGCATCCGCAGCTTTTTGTCTTCCCGCTCGTTAAAGCTGAGGTGATAACAAAAGTTGTTTTGCCGCAGTCACACAAACATTCCCAACGCGCTTTTCGTAGCTCAATGCGCCGTTTACCTAATACCGTTAAACGGCCAAAACGCCTTCCTTCCAGCTTTAATGGACGCATCTGCCTAAACACCTAGGTGGATCAGAGCCGGAGTGCGGGAACACTGCCGGCTCACCCATTTTACACAAGAAGCATCAAAAAGGCACTATTCTTGGCCGCCTCCGCCATCGGACCAGGGGGCGTGGATGCTCATGGCGCCGCCCAGGAGGCGGCTGTCGCCGGTTTGGAGCTGTTCATCAATTTCGTGGTGAACGATCACAGGAGGTGGATCGGTCGGTTGCGTTGCGTGCCAGTCCGCTTCAGCCTTGTCGAGCTTGCCTGGGAGTAGCAGCTCAAACCACCACTCCCGCACAGCTTGCTCCCAAGTTTTGCCTAGAGCTTTTTTCCCTTGATGGCGCGGAGGGCGTGGAACACCAGCTGGATGATGCTGTTGTCCTTCAGTGGGGACAGAGCGATCAGCTCGGAAGCTGCTGCTACGCAAATCCAGAAGGCTGGATGATGGATGAAGTCCATGGGAAATAGGAACCCTGTAGGAAGTTTAGCTGTAGTAGAGAAGAGTTCCGGCGCACGTAATAGTCTCCGCCGCTACATTCCAGGTAGCGACTGCTTGGTATGGACCATCGCATTGAGGATGGCGAATACTTAAACAAGAAGGAAGCAAAAGCAAGATTTAGGCAATCAATCCTTAACCATTGGAATAATTCCTGCGCCTATTGCGGGGTAGACCTAGGGCGATCTGCGACCTTGGACCATGTGCATCCCAAGTTCAGGGGCGGGCACACGCACCAGCAGAATTTGGTGGCCTGCTGTTTTGCGTGCAATATCTCGAAATCGGCGGAGGATTGGCTGGAGTGGTACAGGGACCAGCCTTTTTGGGAGCCGCATCGGGAGGATGCGATTATTGCGTGGATTACTGAGGGGCTTGTTGCTTAGGGTCCCAGCCCATGCCTTCGAGATACATCATTGCGATGTAGTGGTCTTCGGCGTAGCGGCAGACGCTACCCTTGCAGGCGCGGTAGTAGGTGTGGACGACGCTCATCAGTTTTTAGCTTCCAGTTTTGTTACACGTTGTTCTACAACATTTAAGCGCGTGAAGGTTTCCTTTCGGTCTTCTTTGATGTCTGTGTGAAGTACCTCAAGTTGCGTGGCTATGTGTTCCACTGCACTGGTGAGGCGGATTACAGCGTCGCGTGCTTCGTCGCTGCGTCTGCTGAAGCCCATTGCGCCCATAGCCGCCACGGAAATTGATGCGCCAGCGATGGCGGCTACAACTTCAATCATGGCGGCAATAGCTACCTAAGTAGATTAGCGCCCTTGGCCGATAAGTTTTTTCTTGCCGCGCCGGCGTGGTCGGCTGTTTTGACCGAAACCCTGTCTGGTCGTTTTGGGGCGACCGGGTTGGTGCTCCAGTCGCCCGGTTCCGGTTTTTGCTTTGGTTGCCATCAGTTAACCCAAGGCAGACCTTGCCCGGTGACTGGTTGGCGCTGGAGATCCAGCTGCTGTTGCAGGGCGGCTTCGATCTCGGCAACCTTCTCGCCGGTGAGCTTGTGCTGCACCCATGCAACGGCGATCTCTGGGGTGAGATCCGCAAACGGGATCATCAGATCCGGGTCCGGTGCTTCAAGACCGATGGAGCCGTAGGCACTTGAGCTGTAGGTGCCATCGTGCGCCGAAACGGTGTAGTGGATCGTGGTGACAGCTCCATCAGCGAGCTGGCGGTCCATGTTGGCAATCGCCCAGGTAAACGTGGTGTCAGCCATTGGGATGGTGTTGATGGGGGAAGTTTAGGTGTGACGTGCAAATTCACCATGCAACGATTCTCGCAGAATCCGAACCGCCGCAGCACACTCGTCTTTGTCTTTGAAGTAACCAGCGCGATATAGCTTGCCCTTATGCCAAACCTGCCCTGCCCAGCGCTTGTGAGCTTTGATCCAGCTAACACCCTTGATCCCTGAAGTGCTGTCTTTCCGAAGTTTGGTGTTGCGCTGATTTTGCGAGACTGTGATTGGGCGCAAGTTTTCGATGCGGTTATTGAGCTGGTTCCCGTCAATGTGATCCAGCATTGGCACGGGTTCTTTGCCGTGCATAATCCAGATCAAACGATGAGCCATGCGCTGCTTGCCGTTAATGACGATCAGCACATAGCCGCGATTGCCGATGCAGCCAGCTGCTTCGCCAGCCCGTGCTTTGCCACGGTTGACTTTCCAGAACAGCTTGCCGTCCCGGTAGTCAAGCAGCGTGTGGAGGAACTCGCTTGTTAGTTCAGCGTCGCTAGGCACAGATCCTGTTCGTGTGACAGGACTAGTCTAGTGACCCTAGCCCAGCAGTTGCCGAGCTAGGGAGACTTTCGAGTAGGACTTAGATGCCTGCCGCAGTTAAACGAGCCTTCAGGCTTTCAATCTCAGCCAACGCTTCCTGCAACGCAGCAGTCAGCAACGGCACAAGCTTGGACTGGTCGATGCCTTGGTAGACAGGATTGCCGTCGTCGTCCACTTCATCCTTGGTGCCAGTGACACACTCAGGGACAACGGCTTGCGCTTCGTGGGCGATGAAACCATCAACCGTTTTATCAGGGTCCGCGATGAAATTGAAGCGGCAGGGAGTGAGCTGCTTAACGCGATCAGCGGCACCTGCCAGAGGAGAGATGTTTTCCTTGAGGCGGTAGTCAGATGAGGTGTTGTAGGCGGTAGCGGTAGTGGTTAGTGAAATGTTTCCAACATCTGTAGTTGTTTTGTAAAAACGAACAACAGCCCCATCAGTGCCTCCTCGTGCTAGGGACATAGTGGGGAAATTATCGAGACCCCTGGCTGAAATGCGTCCATCATCACGTAGCGAGATAGCACTTGCGGTGCCGTTTATAGCTGGATCCGCATCAGTACTGGATACCATGACATTTCCAGCACTGCTAATCCTCATCCGCTCCGTCGGGCTGCTCGCTCCGTCGGCAGTAGTGGAGAACACTAATCTCGACGGAAGATCACCAGCTCCAGGCGTCCCATCAACTTGTCCAGCAATCTGAGCGCCAATAGCGTCAAGATTTACGCCATCGTCTCCACAGAAACGAATGGAGCCCATTGTGTCTCCTTCGCTAACGATGGTTCGACTGCCGATAGCTGTGTTTCTTGATTTAGCAAGGGCTAGGGTTGCGCCAGATGCATTGTTGCTTCCGCGAATAATTGAAAGCTGTGGAGCACTACCAAAGATTTGTTGATTGGCTTCAAGAGAAGCAACGCTAACGCTCGAAGACGTGCCAACTAACAACCTGCCGGAGCTGTCGATGCGGGCGGCTTCTCCGCCATTGGTATAAAAACGCATGTAGTCGCCATTATGGTCATAGAGAATTTGGCCCTTAACAGCACCATCAGTGAAGTTTATGAAGCCATTATCAGTAATAGAACCAGATCTAATTGTGACCCCTGTATTAGATGCACTAGAAACTTCTAGTGCGCTGCCAGGACTCGTAGTGCCAATCCCTACGCGGCCTGTGGCGTGATCAATACAGAGATTGTCTGTGGTATTTCCATTAAACGTTAAAACGCCTGAAGTTCCAAGGCTTCTATCGTTTTGGATAAGAAATTCGCCATTGGTTGTTTTTAATACAAGTTGGGCATCGTCACTTGTGGCAGTGCCAGTAGCTTCAATAAGAAGTTTTGGATCACCTGTGGCTGCTAAATGTAGGATTGACTGAGGGTTACTAGTCCCCAGACCTAGGCGGCCACTGGAGTCAATGCGAGCCACTTCACTTGTATCAATCTTGACAATCAGCGGCTCCGTAGATGCAGCAGAGGTCAGAGTTGTTATGCCTGTATAGGAAATCCTTTGCCTTTCTACTAGCGTGCCGCTGCCATTATCTGTCTTGAACGAAAGAGCAGATACATTGCCGTTGCTGAATTGCTGGACAGCATCAATGGCTACACGAGTTCTTGCTCCGTTGGTGGTATCTGCGGAGTAGAAGGCAAGACGTGCCCACGGATTAGTCGTATTCCAGTCATTTGCGTCTGTCGTCGAGCTTATAAAAAACTCAGTCGGCGAAAGAGTTGCAGAGCCGGTCGCCTTGGAGACCTCAACTTTACCAGTGCTATCAACAAACAACCGCCCAGTGCCATTAGTCGAGATGGCTACTTGGTCTGCGCCGGGGGAGTAGACGCCGGAATTGACGTCCGCGCCGAAGATCAGCGATGGCGTTGCAGCACTGCCCGCAGGCAAATCCACTACCTGATTGCTGGTCCAGGCGTCGGTGGTATCACTCCAGGTGATTGTCTTATCGGTGGCACCTTTCAGCGTGATGCCGCCGCCGTCTGCTGTGGTGTCAGTCGGGGTGGTTACATCCGCAAGGATGATGTTCTTGTCTTCGACGACAAGGTTCTGTGTGTTGATGTTGGTGGTGGTGCCGTTGACGGTCAGATCACCAGCGATGGTGACTGCCGAATCAAAGGTCGCAGCGCCGGTCACGTCTAGCGTGCCAGGTACGTCTACGTTGTCGGTCCACTCAACACCAGTGCCAGCAGCATCGGTCTGCAGTAGTTGACGCGCTGCACCATCCGCCAGCTTGCTAACGGCAATCTCGGCAGACGCGGAAATATCTCCATTGACGATGGTGCCATCGGCAATCATCGTGCTGGTGACGGTGCCCGTGTCGCCAGTCGTGATGATGGTGCCTGAGACGTTGGGCAGGTTGATCGTGCGATCAGCAGTCGGGTTCACCACGCCCAGCGTGGTCTCGAAGTTGTCGGCGCTGCTGCCTTCAAACGTCAGCGTGCCAGTCGTGCCGATCTCCAGATTCCCTGTAACCGTGCCGCCAGAGACGACGAACGGGAAGTAAGCCAGGCTGTTCCAGGCTGTGCTGCCGTTGCCGACCTTCAGCTTCTTGGTGTCGGTTTCGAGTGCCAGCTCGTTGTTGAGCAGGACAGGGTTGACGGACGACCAGTTGGCGGCTGTATCAGCGCGAAGCTGCAGTTTGACTTGGACTGTTGTGGGAGTCGTCATTGACCTGCGCCGCCGCCGTTCAGATAAAGGACTGAGGTAGGAGTTGCATCCTCCCCATCAAGGATAAATGGGGCGTAACCGTTAAAGGCAAACGAGGTAAATGCAGTCGTGGCTGGTGCTGTTGCCCCGCCGCCGTTGAGGATGTAAAGCAGGATTGCACCAAGGGCGACGCGCAGCTGCACGGTTGCGTTGTAGTACAACCCTTGGTGGTCTTCCTGCGGCGGTGCGGCGTAGCGGTACAGGGCGTTGGCGTCTACAGCAGTCAGACCGCCCCAGATGGACGCGGGAACGCCGAAGTAACCGTGGGTGCCGGATTGCTCGTAAAAATGGCTGCGGAGGCTGTCGATTTGTGCCTGCGACAGTCCGACGTAGTTGATGTTGAGCGTGTGACCGCTGACGCGCTGGCTGTGGCGGAAGCGAACTGGTACGCGATCCTGCGTTGCCGTCTCGCTGACGTTCAGCTGCCCCAGGTCAAAGCTGATCGAGTTGGGGATTAGCGCGGGATAGTCAGCCATCGTTAGAAGACGTAGCCGGGAGTACTAGCCCACTGGGGTGTGGCTTCTAGTTCCACGGTAGTTGTGACAACGCCGGGGCTGTAATCAGTCTGCGGCGCGGAAACGTAGGTCCAGAGGTAGTTTGTTGGGACTGTGATGCTGGAGCCAAGCAGTGTGGTGTTTGTGTCGAGATCGAACGGCGAGAAGTTGCCGTGGTTCATGTAATGGCTAACGATGGCGTAGTGATCTGTAGTTGATAGCCCGGTGAAGGTAAGGCGCAGGGTGTAAGCGGTGGAGGCGTTGGTGTGGAGCACACTGAGTTCGTCGCCGTCTAGCGTGCCAATCGGTGTGGCAGCTTTCTGACCTGGAATGAAGGTCCGGGCGTTCGGATTTAGAGCGGGGAAAGTGGCCATGATTAGTTTATTGGGCTCAGCTGCTGGCCAGGAACTGTCGGGTTAGCTGGATCAAGCTCATATACTTCAACCAGCCCGATCGCGTATCCGGTGCAAATCGTAAACCCGTAAATACTTTGATCAGTGTTGCTATATTTAACCCACATTTCTCCGCCGCCCGTTGAGCAGGAAGGCGTCAGTTTCTGATAGATGTTTAACGGTTCATTGGTGTAAAAATCCCTGATTGGATTCATGGTCAGAGGCAGTAAAACTCTATATGCGCCCGTTGTCGTTTGGTAGATGCTCGACTTATCAGATGGGGCCAGCTCAGGCGTTGTCCCACCGGGTAGCTCTGTTCCATAACCGTCCGGCGAACCAGGATCAACACAGCGATGCGTGAACTCAAACGCAGTTGCAGTATCAAATAAATACTCGTTGAATAGTTCAAAGCGCACTTCACAGTCGCCTACGATAGAAGTACCGACTGCCACTGGCTCTTCTTGCAGCCTGATGCCAGTGTTGTAGTTAATCGCGTACATCTTTACCTCAGCTGGGCAGCAAGGCGGGGTGTAACCCACTTCATCTCCAGGCAAAAGGGGACGGGTTGCAGGAACGCCAGCTGGATAGCTGATTGTGCCGGTTCCACCGGGTGTGTCAGTGTCAAACGGGTCGTTCGCGTTATTACCTGTCGGACTTCCGCTAGGCGGGAATCCAGTTGTAGGCGTACCGCCTGGGAATACGGGGCGATCTGTGGGTGTACCTTCTGCAGCAGGTTGCGGCAGATCCACGTCGGTGTCGGGCTCGTCAGGATTATTCTCGCCCACATCATCAGGAATAGGATCATCATTCCCTTCGTTGTCTGGATCGTCGCAGGTGTAATCGTTGCGTCCCACGTCGTACAGATACCCTGTACCTTCTGCACCAGCGACGTACAAAGCGAGGATGCT